GTCGATACGGGTGAAATGCTGACGTTTCCTCATAGGAGACTCAGTCATTTCGCAGACTCAGAGGGCGATCGAGGAGGGCCGTGGTACCTCAAGCGGACTCGAACCAAGTTGAACTTGGGAAGAGCCGAGTGGGCGTTTTATCATGGTCCAATCATCGTCCCTGACGAAGGGACAATGGCGTTCTGGACTCCCGGGAATTTCCCGTTAGAGCCCTCCACGTCTAGTCTTAACGCTGCAGGGGCAACTGCGATCTCTCGCGTGTTGCCAACCAATCCGGCTTTTGACTTAGCTTCCTTTCTTGGGGAGCTTCGTCAAGGCGGTCTCAAATCTCCCGGGCTCGAAACCCTCAAAGAGAAATCTTCCTACCTGAGATCTTCAGGTAGTGAGTATCTCAATGTGGAGTTCGGGTGGCTTCCCCTGGTCAGTGATCTTCAGTCGTTCGCGAGGGCTGTAAAGACCTCACGAAAGACCATTGACCAATACAGGAGAGGCTCGGATCGAAAGATCCGCAGGAGGTATGAGTTTCCCCTAGATCTTCAGACGCGTACGGGTAGCGGAACGGCTTTCGCTCGCCCCTCTGTCGCGAATGTAGGTCTAGATGTGCAGGTTCATGAGACACAAACCACCAAGAGGTGGTTTAGTGGTGCCTTTCGGTACCACGTCCCTGTTGGCGATGATACCTACTCGAAGCTTCAACGCTACGAGGGGTACGCCAACCAGATCCTTGGGACCCGTCTGGATCCTGAGGCAGTCTGGAACCTTGCGCCATGGAGTTGGGCTGTCGACTGGTTCACTAATGCCGGAGATGTTGCTCACAACATTTCGACGTTAGGGTTCGACGGTCTGGTGATGCAGTATGGCTACATCATGGAAACCCGCTCTGTTGAGGGGACCATGACTGCTACTGTGCGTCCGACTTCACAGTCGCGTACGCTCAATAGGGCTACTCCCATGTATCGTACTTACGAGTACACATGGAAGAAGCGCCAGCCTGCAAATCCATATGGCTTCGGGATAGACGACACGTCGCTAACCACGCGACAACTCGCTGTCCTAGCTGCTCTTGGTTTAACCAAGAGCAATAGGGACTGGTAATCGACCAGTCTCTTTCACCTCGCTGTGAAGCGATGGAAAGTCCAGGAGAGTGTCATGGCCTTCGCCGACCCACAGTCGGTCACCATCAATGCCGTCGCTCAGTCGCTTGCGCGAGTGAGTTCCGGTACCTACCAGGGCGTCTTCCAGAAGGATGACGGTCTGGTCGGACTTCAGATCTCCCATGTTCTGGGCTCGAGTCGGACGCGGCACACGCTGCGCCTGAATCACGCCAAGATCGCTGCGAATCCTTTCGATTCGACTCTCAACGCGAAGTACTCCATGTCGGCGTACGTCGTTGTTGATGTACCCATTGTAGGGTACACGATCGCAGAGCAGAAGCAGGTTGTGGACGGCCTCACGGCCTACCTCACTGCTTCTTCGGGAGCCCGCGTCACCCAGCTTCTCGGCAACGAGAACTAGTCGTGACAAGGGGTCGAAATTGGGGCAGGAGGTTTCGCCGAGAAATCGGCCACTTCTTGCTCCTGATCTTCCTCTGTATCACGAGCTGGGCAATCATCATTATGCCATTGCTGGCATTTGTGATGATAGCGGATGGTGACTTGCTGTAACAGGCACGGTCATGGCTAAACGGATCGCTACCCCTCTATCGCGAGGAGGAACGATGAAAAGCCTGACCGCTCTCTGGCAGACAGTGCTCCAAGAGATGGGGCACTGGTGTAGCACAAGCACCACTCTCGACCTCAAAAAGGCCGAGAGGCGGATCGAACACGAGGGGTTGTCGTTTCTCACGATTACCCTCCCACGCTTTTGCTCTGACTTCCAAAAAAGTCTGGAGCAAGGCAAGGTGGATCGCGACCTCTTCACTGGTTTCCAGTTTAGAGGCGGTCTCCCCCTATTTCTAGGGGGTTTCCTCGATCGTGTGTTCGACCGTGGTACTGGTCGCTTGCTGGACACACCTGATGTGGATTCCATCTTTGCAATTCGTCAGATCACTCTGATGTTTGCAAAGATCGCTCTCCCTTGCTCTGATGAGCGAGTGAAGCGCGCCATTGACGGGTATGTCCAGTGTGAGCAGGAAGTGAGAGAAGCGGATCGTAGTATGTCTCCCGAGCTCTTACAAGAGTTCGGGCGACTTTCGCTTCTCATGTTCGGTGACGTTTTCGCTGACGTAGATCGAAAGATCTTCGATCAGGAACTCGTCCCCAAGCACGGACCAGGGAAAACTGCGGACAAACTTCTTGGAAACAAGAAGTTCGACCAGCAGGAGTGGACGACCAGGTTGGAACGCATACTTCCCTACGGGGAATACGCGATTCCAAATTGGCGTTTCTCTTATCTCCTGGACCCGGTTCACTTCCTCGAACCTGGGGAGGAACGACCTGTAAAGGTCGTTACCGTCCCCAAGACGCTGAGGACTCCACGAATAATCGCTATCGAGCCTACATGCATGCAATACATGCAGCAGGCTCTGCTCGAACCTCTCGTGAGAAATCTCGAGAAATCCCGAGTAAGCGATATGATCGGATTCACGGACCAAACGCCTAACCAGCGAATGGCCTTGGAAGGTTCTCGTGATGAGGCCCTGGCCACGCTCGATATGAGCGAGGCATCCGATCGAGTCTCCAATCAGCATGTACGCCACCTGCTTCGACATTTTCCTCATCTCTTCGATGCGGTTGATGCGACGCGGTCGCGAAAGGCTGATGTGCCTGGTCATGGCGTTATACGCCTGGCCAAGTTCGCGTCCATGGGTTCTGCGCTTTGCTTCCCATTTGAGGCGATGGTCTTCTTGACCGTCGTCGCGATGGGGATTCAGCAAAGCCGCAAGCGCCGGTTTACCAGAAAGGACATCTATGCCCTTTCTGGCCAGGTGCGCGTCTACGGAGACGATTTAATCGTTCCCGTAGATTCTGTGCCCTGCGTCATCCAGATGCTTGAGTCTTTTGGGCTCAAGGTCAACAAGGACAAGAGCTACTGGAATGGGAAATTCCGGGAGTCTTGTGGTAAGGACTACTTCGATGGCGTCGACATCACTGTCGTCCGCTGTCGTCGTGTGCTCCCTACCAGGCGCAGTGACGTTTCGGAGATGATTTCCGCAATTTCTCTGAGGAACCAGTTGTACTACGCTGGTCTCTGGGAAACTGTGGCGTATCTGGACGAACTGATTAGTGGGCTTTTAGGCCACTTTCCAGTTGTTGCAGATACATCTCCTGCGCTGGGCCGTCACTCATTCCTAGGGTATGAAACCCAAAAGATGAGTGATGAACTACATAAGCCCATGGTTAAGGCTTATGTGGTGAAGTCCACACCTCCTCGCTCTGTTGCGACTGGTGAGGGCGCCTTGCTCAAGTGGTTCCTTAAACGCGGCGACGAGCCAATCGCTGACAGGAATCATCTGGAACGTCAGGGACGTCCGGATGCCGTCTACACGAAGCTCCGGTGGGTCTCCTCGGTTTAGTGCCGAGGAGAGTCTACACCGCAAGGTGTAGGTGATAGGGGATCGTATCCTCTAGGAGAG